TCGTCACAGAACATCGTACCCTTCAATGATCTGACCCACTTGGGACAGGATTCACAGCGCATGACGTTGTTGACTTTAGCCATTGACTTCCACCACTGTGATTTGCTCTTCAAGGGTTTCACGAGCAACCTTCTCTGCTTCTGACTGAAGGATTGAACTCTTGGACTTTTCCCAGAGACGCTGCTGGATTATCGCAGCCTCAGCGACAACATGGTCGTCAATGTACCAACCACGGTACTTTTCAATACCTGCCTTGTCCTTGGCGCAGTAGCCAAACCTTTCACCGTTACGAGCTAAACTCCACATTAGAAGTCCTCCCTTCGAACACCGTTATAATCATACATATCCAACACAGGAACATCGTGCAGGTCTGTGTAGCGATTCCATATCTTAGAATCTAAGTCCTCCATGATGTCTCGCTTGGCTATGTCAAAGTAATGCGAATACTTGATGAAAAAGTCATCGTGGCTCATCTTGCCAGCAAATGCTTTAGCCATGTCTACTTGGAAGGCTTCCCAGACACTAGCAGGGCTGTCATTAAACATCCACTCTTGCAGGTCGTGAGGGCTTTCCTCAGTCCAAGCTATGACAACCTCATTAGCGGCTGCATCTGTCGCTTCTACGCAGCGGTTCTTATGGTCAATGAGATTATCAAGGTTTGCGTCAATCGCGTCTTTAACGAAGTCCATATTACTCTCCACAAGTAATGTTAAGGTTTTTGAAGTCAGGCCAGCCAAACTCACCACTGGTTTCTTTAAACAGGCACACCATCTCTGTGTACTCATCGGCTGCGCGTTCAGCCTCTTGACGGTCAAATGCTCCAGCAACACTCAGAGCGGCAACCAGTGCAACGAAGAAAAGAAGTGTCAAAGTCTCTTTCATGTCAGCCTCCGATGCCCCCCGAAGGGGGCTTTAAGATTAAAAGTTATAGTCGTAAAAAGCGTAAGGCTTTTCAGTCAGACCAAAACGCAGGTTTCCATTACACCACTCTTCTGGGTTGTTCTTCTTACGTCGGATTCGAATGACTTCAGCATCAGGATTGCTTGCGTAAGTAACTTTTTGATTGCGCTGATTTTCAACGTGTCCACAAAAACCGCCTGCATACTGCTTGAGATGCGAGATATCATGCTCAGTGTCCATCTTGCGAATCTCAATAGTCTTGTCGCTTATTACCTTAACTATCTCGTAAGCATCAACATCGCTGTAGCCGTAGAGAGATACATGAGTAAAAGTCTTAGTTTCTTCTACAATGCGAAAATCAACGTTGGAGATTAATTTACCTAAATGAGCAACAACAGCCCTGTCTGTAGCTTTAGCAAGCTCGTCGGCTAACCAACGGCAGTAATCATTCTTTTTTTCTTCCAACAAAGCCTCTGCTTCAGCGCGGTCAGTGATTTTTCTACCATTAACCCAAACTTTGCTCCAACCCCAAACACCCAAGCCTTCTCGTGAGTTAAAAGTCTTTTGTTCAACAGCGAAGTAAGTAGTAGTAATCATGTTGTTTTCTCCTGTAACGAGCAGCACCGCGCTGCTCTATGGTTGAAATAATACAGGAATAATACCTACGGTCAACAATTATCGTTTACTTTTTCATGAATTGTTTCTACAAATGTTTCCCTGCCAATCGCTTTTTCCACTGCATGACACTCTGGGCAGTACCAACACACTCTGTATTTGACCATCGCTCCATCTGTTGCTCGTTCCTTAAAGCCTATTACTTCACCCATTGTTTCACCACAAGGGCAGGGCTTCTCAGTCAGATCGGTCATTCTTTTCTCCTGTTTTTAGGATATACAGCACATCTTCTAACGTGCAGTTTGAGTGAGACTTGAGGTTGTACTCATCGTAGACAGTCTTTTTGCTGCCGTTAGGCCACCATTGAACCTGACGGTAGCCAAAGCTAAATTCAATATGCTTTCCTTTATGTGCTTTTACTTTTACACCGTCAAATAAATTCTCTGGTATTTGATAAGCCATTGATTATTCTCCTATTTTTTCTTATTGCACGAATTTTAGGCACAATTGCCCTTTTTCCCCCGCAAATCACCCAGAGCCTTATACACCCTGACGCTTGCGTCTGCCGTAGCAAAAGCCCGTAGGCTTGGTACTCAATATAACGCCCACCCGAGTGAGTCGCTTCCCCCCTACCTGACGCTTCACAGCGTGGATCAGTAGGCCACTATTGTATAAGTATCTCACCAACGGTGCGTGGCAGTCTCTTGCGAGTTTGCGGTTGCCTGTTGTCAAGGGCAGAGACAGAGCAGGACATTTTTGTTGGCTTGACCTCCCATTTCTGGGGCTGAATTAAAAGCGACAGCTTGCATGAGCCAGAGTACGTCAGGCTTTACCACACGGTCGGGGACTAGATATGGGGAAAGGGATTGTGACAGACACAAGATATTGTGTATACTTGGGCTGTCGGGTTTCTTACTTTCCATGTCTAGTCGGAATTTAGGGCTGTCAACCCACCGACCCTTTGATGTTATTCTCCTTCAGAAGAAATTTCAAGCCCCTCTCCACAAGGGGCTTTTTTTTTTGCCTCTCAAAATTGCCACGGCAATTACAAAATCCACATATTCAGGTAGTAATTTTCCGTTGAATTTACCTTGAGTCCGACAAATCAAACCAAAAAATGCTTCAAATTGTCGTAGTAATTCCGATGCGTTTTATAGTAATTCCGATTGACTACGACAAATCAGAGCAAAAAATCCTTCAAATTGTCGCAGTTTGTCAATGAAAGTTGTTGACCCTTGTCTACATTAGCAGTAGACTGTCAGGGCATATCTAAAGGAGATAACAATGCAAACATCAGAAAATATCAACGAACTCGCAGCAGCTCTGGCGGTTGCACAAGGTCAAATGGGTGGCGCTATCAAAGGTGCTGACAACCCATTCTTCAAATCTAAGTACGCTGATCTAGGTAGTGTTATTGCCGCAGCAAAAGACCCACTCGCAGAAAATGGGCTTTCGTATGTGCAATTCCCTTTTAGCATTAACGGTGAGGTAGGTGTCACTACGAGGTTGATGCACTCGTCTGGTCAGTGGCTAGAGAGTATGTTTTCTATCCCTGCGCCTAAGACAGATGCCCACACATACGGCTCATTAGTGACGTATTGCCGTCGGTTCAGTTTGCAAAGCGTTCTGGGAATTCCTGCGGAAGACGACGATGGCAACGCTGTAACGCAAGCGGCTAAATCCGTTATCACTGCTGAGCAAGTCCACTCTGTTAAAGCTATGTTGGAATTAACTGAGTCTGACGAAGGTAAGTTCCTTAAAGCCTACAACATAAAAAGCCTAGAGCAGATGACTGCTGACCAGTTCAAACACGCTATTCCTCTCTTAGAAAAGAAACGCTTAAAGATGAAGGAGGAAGTATGATATTTATAGAGTGTGACCAAGGCTCAGACGAGTGGTTACAAGCCCGATGCGGAGTTGTGTCAGCTAGTAACTTCTCTAAGGTCTTCACCACGGCTGGTAAGTTATCTACTAGCCGTGAGGGATTAATCAACCAGTTGATAGCTGAGAATCTTGTAGGTAGCCCTACAGAGACATTTAAGTCTGAAGCTATGCAGCGTGGCAATGACCTAGAACCTCAAGCCAGAGCGATGTTTGAAATGCTTATGGACGTTGAGGTAAAAGAAGTTGGCTTTGCCATTATGGAAGACCATAGGATTGGTTGTAGCCCTGATGGTTTATTTGGTGACACTGGCCTAGAAATAAAATGCCCAATGGCCTCTACGCATTGTGCCTACCTTCGGGCTAATAAACTCCCCAGTACCTACGTTCAACAGGTGCAAGGGACTATGCTTTTATTGGGGCTTTCGTCATATTGGTTTATGTCGTTTCATCCTGATATAAAACCACTCATCATTGAAGTGCAGCGCGATGACGAGTTATTAGCACTGGCTGAGCCATTGTTAATTGAGACTGCTGAAATCATTAAATCTGAAACTGAACGATTGAGGAAAGAGAATGACTAATTACGACAACAACAACCGTGGTGCATTGTGGAAGAACGACAACCAGACCACTGAAAAGCATCCAAATCTCAAAGGTAGCGCAGAGATAAATGGCGTTAATTACTGGGTTTCTGCGTGGACTTCTAAAGAAGGTGGTAAAAAGCCTTTGGTCAGCCTTTCGTTTACTCCGAAGGATGAAAGCCCAAGCGTTCCTGCTGTAGCTTCACCTGAAGATGACTTTGATTCAGACCTACCATTCTGAGGAGCTTATGATTGATTTTGGGAAAGCATTAAGAGCTGCCCAAGAGGAGCAAGGCGTAACGTCGGTAGAACTGGCGAAACGCTTTGCTGTTCATAAGCAGCAGATAAGTCGTTGGAGATACCAACAGGACGCTAGTTTGTCTTTAATCTCTAAACTTGCAAAGGAACTTGAAGTAGATGAGCTAGAGTTCATTGCTAAGGGGCTACCATGATGGTATTTCAGACAGCAACAGATGCAATTGAAGAAGCTGTCTTCTGTGCGGATGCTGAGCATATTCCTTACGTTATCGTGTTTGATGATAAAGGGTTTGGTGTATGTCCATACGACGAGGTTGAGGACATATCCTTAGTAATGGAATATATCACTTGCACTTATCTATGAGGCCACGGCACTACGCAGCAGAAATACTGGCGCTTAAGACCAGAGAAGAAAGGAGGGAGGCTTTATCTAAAGTGCCTCCTGACTACCAAGAACGTGTAAAACTTTATGTGGAGAATGAATTTGCGCGAAGGAAACACACTCGCAGACCTTGAGCGGATAACCGCCGAGTTTGCACAAGCAGAAGCTGAGAAGCAGTATCTAATGGAGTTTCGTAAATCCAAAAAAGCTATCCTTATGGCAGAAGCTGAACGATCAGACCATTCTATGCCGATTGCCAAACAGGAAAGATATGCGTACTCTCATCCTGAGTACCTTGAATTACTAGAAGGGCTAAAGGTCGCAATAGAAAAAGCAGTCCTTTTGCGGCATAAGATTCAAGTAATGAACATGAGATTTGAGCAATGGCGAAGCAAGCAAGCGACTCTGAGACAAGAAATGTCTATAAGATAAGCGATGAATTGAAATTCTTGTCTATGATCTATCCAGTAACAAGCAAGTTATTTAGTATTAAGTTGCTTGAATCACGCATGAAAGAAATGGATTCTAAGACCAGACTTCGTGCTATTCGGGTAATTAATTCATTGCAAACTGGAAAGCCTTATAGATTATGAAACTCAAGCCAAAGGTAAAATCTAGCAAAGTCCTGCGTCAAGAATGCCTCAAAGCTATCCAGAGACTTTGTAGGTTAGCCGCAGCGGATGATGACGGTAACTGTGCTTGTGTTTCTTGTGGTTGTGTTAAGCATTATTCAGCACTTCAGGGAGGACACTTTTTAGCTAAAGGCTCGTCTAGTTACTGGGCCTTAAGAATAGAGAATGTCCACCCTCAGTGTGCCTCTTGTAATATGTGGGGCATGAGGTACGGCTCAGCAGCTCAGCAATACACTTTGTGGATGGAAGATATGTACGGAAGAGACTTCGTGGAGGAAATGATTGCCACTAAGTCTGACCCTATCAAACTGTACAAGGCTGACTATGAAGAAATGCTTGAAGAGTTTAACGAGCAAATCAAACATCATGAGAATCGGCTGAGATGATTGACGTAACCCTTACTAAAGAAGAGCAGTTAATATGCCAAGAGAAAGCTGAGGCTAGGTACAAAATCGCTCGTGAGTTAGGGTTAAAGCAATTACGAATAGATAAATCACCTATGAATGTAGATCTGCTAGGCGTTCAAGGAGAGATGGCGTTTGCTAAGTTATTTAACCTGCATACTCCTATGGTAGAGCATGGCGCAGACGCTGGCTGGGACTATGAAATTAACGGTATTACCATAGATGTTAAGACTGCTTCCAAGCCTCACTACAGATTAATATTTAGAGAGTTGCCAGCATTTAAGGCCAAAGTTGCGGTACTTGTCGTCAAGATAAGCGAAGATGTATTTCGCATAAAAGGCTGGGCAAGTAAGAAAAATTTTATCAATTGGTCAAAACCAATGGATAATGAAGGATTTGCATTAGAAGATAACCGCCTTCGAAAGATACAAAACCTTTGGCTTAATACAGCCATCAAGGGCTTAAAATGACTGAGTTTATTTTTGCAATGTCGTCCCAAGAGATGACTGACTATCTAAGCAATGAGTTCCATGATCTGCCAGATGAAGCTAAAAGATGTATTGCTACCATGATGGCTATGA